TCATGGCTTGCGGCTGTCCTTGGATGCGGTCTTTTCTGTGGGCAGGAGCCTCGGCTGCTGATGTTCGTCAATGTGATCTTCGGCGGCTCGCACAAACCAGTCTTTGAGCGTGAGGCCTTCCCGTTCAAGAACGCCGTACAGGCGGCGCTTGAGGTCAGCCCCCGCCTCGATCACTACTCTTCCTGAGGCGCCCTTGGGCATCACACTGGTCCTATGTCACATGCCGTATGTCACATAACATAGCCGGCAGTTCTCCCGGCTGGCAAGTGTTGCTGGCGGGATCGAGTTCAGGGGTGGAAAGCAGCGTTAACCCCGGAAGCCGTGGCGTTCCGCTATTTTGGCGCGAGGCGCCTTTCGTCCAGCGCGTTGGGAATTCCAGTCGAGCGGAATTTTCGTCCCGATCATCGAAGGATCGATGGGGTCTGGTCCGCCGTTCAGGGCCAGCTCGATGAGCTCCGGCGCGAGAAGCGTCAGTTGCAGAAGCCGTCCGATATAGCCGCGGTCAACCTTCTCGGCCTCCGCCATCTCGGTGATGGACGCGTAGCGCCCCTCGTCCAGCATCCGCTGGTACCGGAACCCCCTGGCCAGTGCCTTCACTAGCGTGGGGTCGGCTCGCGTCGTAACAGGCGCCACGCCATCGGTCATCGGCGTCACAACGGTCTTCCGCCCTGGCCGGTGGCGGATCGCCAAAGGCACCCGGACGGTAATGCTGGTGGCGGCGGTCATGCCGCTGCCTTCAAGGCGGATGGCGCGATGCCGCCGAGGTCACGGACAAGCCCGCCAAGCCCGTCCAGCCGCAGCCGAATGTCGGCGCCTGCCGGGCCCACCACCACGCGCTCCACCAGCGACCGCACGATCCGTGCCTGCTCTGCAGGGAACAGGTGTTCCCACAGCGGGTCGAGCCGATGCAGCGCATCCTGAGTCTCGGCCTCGGTCAGGTCCGGCGCCTCCCTGCGCGCCGCGCGCCAGGTGCCGACCACGATCTCAGGCTGGCGCAGCAGCGCCCGCACCTGATCCACAACCGCCGCCTCGATCTCGGCGGCCGACACCCGGCGCACGATGCTGTCGTCACCGGCGGCGTCGCCCTTCAGCACGCGCTGCGCCACGTAGTATCGGTAGAGCCGACCGTTCTTGCGCGCGTGGGTGGGCGACAGCGCCCGGCCATCCACCCCAAAGATCAGCCCCTTCAGCAGCGCCGGCGTCTGCGCCCGGTTCATGTTGGCGCGCGCCCGCGGGCTGACCTGGAGGACAGCGTGCGCCCGATCCCATAGCTCCCGCGGCACGATCCCCTGATGCTCGCCGGCATAGACCTGCCCTTTGTGGGCGGCCTCGCCGACATAGGTCCGGTTGTTCAGCAGCTTGTAGACGTCGCCCTTGTCCAATGGCCGGCCCGCCTTGCTGGTGGCGCCCTCCGCCCGGAGGCGGGCCACCGTCTCCATGCCCGACCCGGTCTCAGCGAAGATCTCGAACACGCGGCGCACCCGCGGTGCCTCCTCCTCATTCACCACCAGCTTCCTCGCCACGACGTCGTAGCCGAGCGGCACCTTGCCCCCCATCCACATGCCGCGGGCGCGGGAGGCGGCGAATTTGTCGCGGATGCGCTCGCCAATGACCTCACGTTCGAACTGGGCAAAGCTCAGCAGGATGTTCAGCGTCAGCCGGCCCATGCTGGTCGTCGTGTTGAAGCTCTGCGTGACGGAAACGAAGGTCACGCCGTGCGCGTCCATCACCTCCACCAGCTTGGCGAAATCCATCAGCGAGCGGGAGAGCCGGTCAATCTTGTAGACCACGATGACGTCAACCAGGTCGGCCTGGATGTCGCGCAGCAGGCGTTGCAGCGCCGGCCGCTCCAGGGTCCCGCCGGAAAAGCCGCCATCGTCGTAGCGATCGCGCACCAGCACCCACCCCTCGGCGCGTTGGCTGGTGATGTAGGCCTCGCAAGCGTCGCGCTGCGCGTCGAGGGTGTTGAACTCCTTCTCCAGCCCCTCGTCGGTGGATTTGCGCGTGTAGACCGCGCAGCGCAGCTTTTTCGTCGTGGCCGGCATGGCCGGCTCGATGCTGGCGCGGCGGGTCATGCGTCACCCCGCGCGCGCAGCCCGAAGAACGTCCAGCCGTTCCAGCGCGTGCCGGTGATGTGGCGCGCGATGGCAGACAGCGACTGGTATGGCCGCCCCTCGAATTCGAAGTCGTTGGTGCGCACGGTGACCGCGTGCTGCACGCCCTGCCATTCCCGGATGAGGCGCGTGCCGGCCAGTGGACGACTGTCGGCGCGGATGCGACGCAGGACGACGTTGCCGCCATCCAGTTGCTCACCCAGCGCCACCAGCCGATCGACGGTCTCGGGTTTCAACCCACCATAGGCAAGTTCCTGGATGCGATAGGCCAGCCGGCTCTGGATATACGCGCGGTTCCACGGCGGCGGCTCTTTCCCGAACAACTCCCGCCACTGCTCCTTCAGCGTGGCGGTGGGCGCCGCCTGCAGCGCGGCGAGCCGGCTCAGCACCTGCGTCGGCGGGATCTTCGGGATGGTGGGTGCCGCCACCGGCGCGGCGGATGATCGTCTGGTCATGCGAGTCCCTTCCTGTTGGGTTTCGCATGCAGGCGCTGCTCGGCGGTCGAGTGTAGGCGAATGTCTCCCGCCCCCCGACCCTGGGCGGCATCGCGCGCATCATCTTCGGCAGCGCGGCTGCGCAGCCGCACCAGGCCCCTGGCCAGGATGCCGCAGACCTCGCGAAGGTGCGGCGGAAGGTGGGCGTTGCCGGAAAGGGTGGATCGAGGCGCCATGCCATTGATTACCGGCGCCGAGGTCGAAGTGTTCCACGCCCATAGGTCGATTAGATTCGACAGCGGCACGCCTCATGATGTACCTGCTTCGTTCCCCATTACAGGACCGTCACGTGCAGAAGGACTTCACCAAGTTCGCCAACCAGCGGTTTCTCAAGACCGTGGACTGGGAAGTCCTGGGCAAGCTGCTCATGGAGCATCAGGCAGGCCTCAAGGATCTCGACCTGGCTGCCCTCCTGGCCGATGAGGCTGAGGGGCGGATGCGGATCACCGAGTACCTCCTCGGCTCGAAGGAGTCCTACCCGGACGGCCTCATCCAGGACCTGCATCGCATCGTCCGCCTCGACAGCCCGACCGGGATGCGGTTGCTCCAGGAGGAAGCGGAGCGTCGGGGGGTCGTGATCATCGACCCGGCAGAGCGCCCGACCGCCACGCCGCGCGACTATGCCCTGGTCGCCTTCGTCGAATTCCCGGACGTGTTTCGGGAGGCCGAACACACCTCCGTCTTCATCGCGCCCACCAGCGTCACCGAATTCGACGCGGGTGAGGATGGGATTGCGGCCAGCGTGACCAACGAGGCGCTCGAGGCGCTGCGCGTTCGCGCGTCTGGGATTTTCGCCGCGGATCTGCGCGGGAAGTTCTGCCGCGTCCGCGACTACGTGGATGATGGCGAGCTTTGCATCGCCGTCCGCCATGGCGCGCCGCCAGTCTCGACCGAGGTCGTTCGCGGCGACGAAGACGAGGTGATCGGCTTCCAGGAAGTCGACACCGCGGTGATTTCCTTCGTCGAGGCCACCGGGCGCCTCACCGTTTGGGGCTGCGCGAAGAAGCGCCGCGGCGACCTGGCAGAAGCATTCGCCACTGAAATCCTGGGGCGCCCCGGGGTCTTCAAGGCAGCCAGCGCACAGAACCTCTACACGCTGGCTCCGGCCGAGAACTCGAATGGTGCCTTCGCTTTCCGAATCGGTGATCTGGACCACATCGAACGGGTCGAAATCACGGAGGCGCAGGCCAACCGCGTATCCACAAATGTCCGCACCGGGCGCGAGAAGACCCTGTTCTCGGTGCGGGTGAAGGATTCCGAGGGCAGCGCCCTGCGCCGGCTCCACGAGAGCCGGACCGATATCAGCTATGGAGACGATTCTTGGCGCCTCGACCACATCATCGCGCGCGTGGTGCTGAAGACGCCGGGCGGCCGCGCGCCCACGATCAGCGTCACGATCAAGCCGCCCGGATCGGCCAGCTTTCCGAGGGTCCGGCACAAGAAGCTGGTCATGGCGCTGCTCAAGCTGAATGCGCTGACGAATGACCGGCGGCCTATCGCAACGGCTCTGGCGGCTGAGTGAGGCCGGCGAGCCGATCGTCATGCGCGGCCGGCAGCATGCCCCCGCAGAAGATGCTGCCTTCGAGCGCCTGCTTCAACTTGGCATCCTGCTGCATCGCGGGCGTGAAACATCCTGGGATATCTGTGGCGACTGCGACTGCGGCGCGGATGAACGCGCAGTCGTGTGGGAAGGCGATGTCGCGACTGCCAAATGCACAGTTGATTGCAGGCGGGATGAACGCCTGGACGCGGATGACGTGCGCAGTTTCAGCATCGTCCTCCATTCCTTCATGGAAGGCGTCGCCGCGGCGATGGGCTTGGGCCGTCCGGAGCAGATAGCGCCAGGGCTGTGGGGCCTCGGCATGCTGGCTGACGGCCGGATCATCGTGGCTGCCCCCACCCGGGCCGGCATTCGGCAGCCGGGCTTGGTCGGCACCCTTCGCCTCGCGCACAGAGAGGGCACCATCGTCCTGGTCGGGCCGGAACTGCCAGCTCTGACGCGCGGGAACCTGGCCGCGCAGAACATCCACCATGTTCAGCCGATCCATGCCCTGCTGCCATCCACCGGCGACATTCCTCTGGCCCTGGATATCGCACGCCTGCCTGACGGGCGTGCTGGCAATTATCGACTGGTCCTGACGACTGAGGCACGAGCGGTTCGCCTCGGGGGGAAGGAAGCGTCCCTGCCCCCACGGCCATTCCAGCTGCTCCGGCTCCTGGCGCTGCAGCACCGACGTGGAAAACCAATCGTGAGCCGGCACGTCCTACTCGACAAGATCTTCACGGCCAGCACGGCCGAAGCGGCAGTCCGCGATCTGGTGTCGGAGACACGCCGGCAGCTGAAGCAGGCATTTGGCGATGCCGATGAGGTAGCGCAGCTGATCACGACCCACACCACCGCCGGCTACGCCATCAACCTCCCCCCTCTCACCGTATCAGTGGTGGAATAGACGGCGGGCCCAGTGGGGCCCGTTCCCACAACTCTCCCACACCTGTCCCACCCCTGTGGGAAAGCCGCCCCGGCAGTTTCGGCTGGTCATCACCGACCAGCCGGAGCCATTCATGCCCTCGATTACCTTCGCCGAATTTGAGCCGCTTCACCGCATGGCCAAGCGCATGTCGCATGGCCTGTGCCGCCGCCTTGGGCTTCCCGCGCATGACGCCGAGGATTTCGCCCAGGACCTCCTGACTGATTTCCTCGCCCGGCTGCCGGGCTTCAACCGGGCCCAGGGCGAGCTGGGCGCCTTCGCGCTCACCTGCTTCCGGCACCATGCCGCCCTGCTGGCGCATCGCACCCACCGGCACCGGGCACTCCACCACCCTGCCTCCCTCGATGATCCGTTGCCTGGCGGTACCACGGTCGGCGCCGTGCTGTCGGAGGCCGACGGCTACGGCGCGTGGATGGGGCAGCAGATCGACGCCTTCGCAGACGTGAATCGCCGCCTGGACCTGGAGCGAGTCGCGGGGGTTCTGACGGAGGAGGACGCGCCGCTCTGCGCTGCCCTGGCGCGAGGCGTTGCCGACCCCGCCCGTCACGCCGGCCTGTCCCGCACGACAGCGTTCCGGCGCCTGCGCGAGATGCGGCTGCGGCTGTGCGCCGCCGGCATCACCCCGGCGGCGTGAAACAGAATGACCTCAGCCTCGGTAATCATGGTCATGGACAAACCCATCCCCGACATCCGCGCAGTGGCGAAGCCTCTCAACGAGGCGTCGCTCTGCACCTGGCTTGGCGCCGCGGCCCCCGGCGACAGCATCACCTACCACCGCGGCGCGCTCGCCCGGCAGGTCTGCCCGCAGTTGCAGTGCCTGCCCGAGGATGAGCGCACCGCGCTGCAGCGCCTGGCGGCACGCGCCTGGAAGCTGGCCGAGCTCGGCCTCGCCGACATCGTGCAGCGCCGGCACGGCTATGAGGACTACGCCTATATCCTCGTCGCCCGCCACCGTCCGCGCCGCTACGCGTCGTCCATCCTGCCGCTGTTGCTCGCGGAGGCCGCGTGATGGACGCGCAACGCACCAACCGTCCCACCCTCGACGCGCTGCGCCACATGCCGGTGAGCGACATCATCGCGCTACCGGCCGAGCATCTGGCGCTGCTGCAGACCGATGCGCGCGAGGCGCTGGACGCCGCCAAGCGCATGCAGGACTGGATCGAAGCCGCGATCGCCCTGCGCTACGAGCAGCGCGCCGTCGGCGCCCGTGCTGCAGCCGGCAAGGATACCGGCACGGTCCGGTTCCAGGACGGCGCCGTGGAGATCGCGGTCGACCTGCCGAAGCGGGTGGAATGGGATCAGGCAGGGCTCGCCACGCTGTCGGAGCAGATTCGCGCCGGCGGCGAGGATCCCGGCCAGTACGTCGAGGTCAGCTTTAAGGTCTCGGAGCGGGCCTATACCGCCTGGCCCGAGCGCATTCGTGCAGCCTTCGAGCCGGCCCGCACAGTGCGCACCGGCCGCGCCACCTATCGCCTCGCCATCCTGTCCGAGGCCGCGTTGCGCGACAGCCAGCATGGTCCCGGCATCCGCACGACGCAGGGAGGCCGCTAATGGCACTCCGCATCGTCACGGCCGATGAGCGCCTGTCGCGCGCGGCCAACAAGACCACCATGGCGCTGTTCGGTCCCAGCGGCGTGGGCAAGACCACGCAGCTCAAGACGCTTCCCGCGGCAGAAACCATCTGCATCGACCTCGAGGCCGGCCTGAAGTCGGTGCAGGACTGGCGTGGCGACAGCATTCCCGTCCGCTGCTTCGAGGACGCGATCGACATTGCCTGCCTGATCGGCGGCGTGAACCCAGCAGCCGGCGAGCACGGCGTGTTCTCCGTCGCGCACTACCAGCACCTGGCGACCGCGCATCCCGATCTGGTGCAGCTGATCGCCAGCAAATCGATCGTGTTCCTGGACAGCATCACCGATCTCACGCGGCAGGCGATGGCCTGGGCCAAGACCCAGCCGGACGCCTTCTCCGAAAAGACCGGCAAGCCGGACACGCGCGGTGCCTATGGCCTGCTCGCCCGCGAGGTCATCGGCCTGCTGAAGCACCTGCAGCACGCGCCAGGCAAGACCACGATCATGGTCGGCATCCTGGAGAAGGTCACCGACGAGTTCGGCAAGGTCACCTGGCAGCCGCAGATGGAAGGCAGCAAGGCGGCGCGGGAACTGCCCGGCATCGTCGATCAGGTCGTCACCATGGGGCTGTTCAGCCGCGAGGGCGAGAGCTGGCGCCACGACCCAGAGCGCGGGACCGAGCGCCGCCTCGTCTGCCGTGCTGGCAACAGCTTTGCCCTGCCCGCGAAGGATCGCTCCGGCCGTCTCGATGAGACCGAGCCCGCGGACCTCGCCGCCCTGCTCCGCAAGATCAACGCAACCAGCACCAACGCCACCAAGGGGGTGATGCCATGACCTACGACATGAACGATGCCGAACTGCCGCGCGGCTCCGACCTCATCCCGGACGGCAGCTTCGTGAAGGTCATCATGCACCTGCGCAAGGGTGGGCTGGATGGCCAGGGCGAGGCGGATCGCGGCCTGCTCAAGGCGACGAAGACGCAGGGCAGCGACGTGAAGATGCTGGACTGCGAATTCACCGTCACGGCCGGCCCGCATATCCGGCGCAAGTTCTGGCAGACCTTCACGGTCGTCGGCGGCAAGGTGGACGAGCAGGGTGTGTCGATCGGCTGGAAGATCTCCAAGGGGGTCTTCCGGGCGATGATCGACAGCGCGCTCGGCCTGGATTCTCAGGATATGAGCGAGGCGGCGAAGGGCAAGCGCCTGCTGCGCGGCCTCTCCGACCTGCACGGCATCACCTTCGCCGCCAAGGTGCGCGTCGAGCCCGCCACTGACCCACGCTACTCTGACAGCAATCGGCTGGACCGTGTCGTGCTGCCGGGTGAGCCGGAATACGCCAAGGTCATGGCCGGCGAAGGGGTCGCGGCTGCCCCCAGCAACAGGCCGGCGCGTCCGCCCGCTGCCGCAGCCGCCACGCCGCCCGCCTGGTCGGGTCAGGCCGCTGCCACGCCGGCAGCACCGGCGCCCCGCATGTGGGAGCGCCCGGCCGCCGCCAGCCCTGCCGCGCCGACCCCCGCGGCACCGTCTGCACCCGCCGCCGGCGGCCCGTCCTGGTTGAACGGGTGATGCGCCGATGGTTCGTCGCCGCTGGACGCGGCCGGCGCAGCCGCGTGCTGCGGCCAAGTCCTTGCCACCGCCGCGCGGCTGCTCGCCCGAGGATCAGGTTCGTCGCCTCACCTGCGCGCTCTGCGGGCGGGAGGCGAAGGGCTTTGGCTACATCCATGAGCTTCGCTGGGGCGAGTTCCCGCATCACCGCTTCTGCTCGATGCGGTGCTGCGAGGCGGGCGGCGCGCTGGGCCGGAGGTCAAACGGCGTGATCGACAAAACGCAGATGGAGGAGCGTGCGGTGAAGGACGCGCGCCGGCCGCTTGCCGAGGTGCTGGTGGAGCTGAACCTCATGGCGCCGTTCCACGACCGCAGCGCAGCGGAGATCGACCGCATCATCGAGGCCTGCGTCGACGGCTTCCAGGCATCGATGCAGCGCCAGGCCGCCGAGCGGGATCCGCTCGACGACCCGATCCCATTTTAGGGGGTGGCCGTGATCCTCGACCTCAACCACCAATCCGGCCTGGTCTATGGACGCGCCGCACACGGCGTGGCCGACACCACCGCGCTCATCAATGCGCAGGTCGATGCCGCGCTGGTCGCGCGCAACCAGCGGCAGCGCCCCCGCGACTATCTCGGTGGCAGCCGCATCGGCGAGGCATGCGCCCGCAAGCTGGTCTACGAGGTGGCCCACGCGCCGAAGGATGCCGGCCGCGATTTCGATGGCAGCATTCTGCGCATCTTCGATGCGGGGCACCAGTTCGAAACGCTGTCCATCCGTTGGCTCCGCCAGGCCGGGTTCGATCTGCGTGACCGCGGCGCCGATGGTGAGCAATTCGGCTTTGCCGCCGCCGGCGGAAAGCTGCGCGGCCATGCCGATGGCGTCATCGTCGCGGGGCCCGATGTCGGCATCCGGTGGCCCTCTCTCTGGGAGCACAAGGCGCTCGGCCAGAAATCGTGGAACGACCTGGTCAAACACGGTCTGCGCCAGTCCAAGCCGATCTACTTCGCGCAGGTGCAGCTCTACATGGCCTACCTCGAACTCGAGGTGGCGCTGCTCACCGCGCTGAACCGCGACACGCTGGCGCTGCACCACGAGGCCATCCCCTTCGACGCTGTCGAGGCGCAGCGCCTGTCCGATCGAGCCGTCGACATCCTGCGCGCTGCCGAGGCCGGGGAGCTGCCGCCACGCATCGCAGCACACGCCGATTTCTACCTCTGCCGCTTCTGTCCCTACGCGGCCCGCTGCTGGGAGGCACATGCATGACCAATGACGTGACCCAAGGCATCCCCTCCGCCTATGAGCTGAAGCGGCTCGTCGCGCTGAATCGACCGCCCTTCTGGCGAGCGAGTTTTCTCAGCGGCCTGGCTGCAGCGCCGATCTATGTCTTTCCCGACCAGGACGCCTTCGACGGCGACGACGTGGGTTTCCTGACGCGCAAGATGGTGGCCGGCCAGCTGAGGCTCCCGCACAGCGAGGTCATCTTCGAGATGATTGATGCGCAGCATGGTCATCGGTCCAGCGTCATCTATGCCACGGAAAGGGAGCATGTGATCCATGCCTTTCTCTTCGCGCGGACCATCGTTCGCAAGCGGTGGACCGACGCACTGTGCCACGCGCGCTACAAGCCGGATGGATCGGGAGCCTGCGAGGTAAACCCGAGCGCGAAGGCTCTCAACGACGCTGATATCTTCACCGTGATTCATGGAATGATCCTGCGCGCGACAGCGCTGATCATGGCGGAAGCCTGCAGCCGAGAGACGCAGGTCTCGCGGATGCGCCGATCCATGCTGGCAAAGCATGGTGTCAGCGGCTGGAGCTACCGGGTCGCCACGATCGACATCGCCAACATCCGCAGGCTGGCCGAACCAGCGGGCGGCACGCACGCCTCCCCGCGCTGGCACATCCGTCGCGGGCACTGGCGCACGCTGAGCAATGGCCAGCGGGTTTTCGTGCGGGAATGCGCGGTGGGCGACCAAGCCCGAGGCGGCGTCGTCAAGGATTACCGCATCGAGCTTGGGAGCGCCGCATGAGCAGCGACATCACGCCCTCTGACACACAGCACCGCGCCATTGCTGCGATCCGCTCCTGGTACGAGCAGGACACTGAGAAGCAGCAGGTGTTCCGCCTGTTCGGCTATGCCGGAACCGGTAAGTCCACGGTGCTGCGCTTCGCGCTGGAGGAACTCGACCTCGAACCGCATCGCGCCGGCGGAGATGGCGAAGGCTGCGTGCCCGGAGTGGTCACCGCCACCTTCACGGGCAAGGCCGCGCTGGTGCTGCGCCGCAAGGGCACGCCAGCACGCACCATCCACAGCCTGATCTACAGCGTCATCGAGGCGACCGAGGAGGAGGTCGAGGCCGCCGAGAAGAAGATCACTGAGGCGATGGCCGGCGCGCGGCAGCTCTCGGGCTTCGACCGCACCACCGCCGAGGCGACGATCGAGGCCATGCGCCAGGCCGTCTCCGAGATGAAGCGGCCGCGCTTCGCGTTGAACCCAAAGAGCGACGCGGCGCATGCCGAGCTCATCGTGCTCGACGAGGTCTCGATGGTCGGTGAGGACATGGCGCGCGACCTCATGAGCTTTGGCAAGCCCATCCTGGTTCTCGGCGATCCCGGTCAGTTGCCCCCCATCCAGGGCGAAGGCGCCTTCACCAAGGATGCGCCGGACATCATGCTCACCGAGATCCACCGACAGGCCGCGGAGAGCGCGATCATCCGCCTCGCCACCATGGCCCGCGAGGGCGTGGCGATCGGCTTCGGCCAGTACGACACGCATGTCTGGAAGATGCGCAAATCCGACGTGACGCCGGAGCAAGCGCTCCGCGGTGGCCAGGTCATCTGCGGCATGAACGCGACCCGCCTGCAGCTGAATAACGCCATGCGCCAGGCTGCCGGCTTCGGGCCGGGCTGGCTGCCGACCGGCCCGGCCGAGAAGATTGTGTGCCTGAAGAACCAGAACGACCTCGGGCTCATCAACGGCATGTTCCTCTCGCTGGAGGATGTTGTTGACGAGGCCAGCCATTACTTCTCCGCCGTCGTCACCGACGAGGATGGCAATCGCATCGGGCCACCGCAGCAGGATGGCAGCCGCGGCAGGCTGCGCATCTACAAGGGCCATTTCGAAGATCACATCGCCTTCGACAAGCATCGGCACGATCGCGATTGGAAAACCAAACGCCCGCTGACCGAGGCGACCTACGGCTGGGCGATCACGGGTCACAAGAGCCAGGGCTCGCAGTGGGAGAACGTGGTGGTCTGGGACGATGGTCTCGGGCGCACGGAGCAGGATCGGCGCCGCTGGCTCTACACCACCATCACCCGCGCCGAGCAGGGCCTGGTGATCCTGGCATGAACGTTGAACCGCATCCGCCCGCCACCATCATGTCGGCGGCGGCCAGCGCGCTGCCAGCGCTGATCGACCTGAATGACGTCTGGCCCCTGCTGCCCGCTCGGCACGACCTGGCGGAAGTACGTCGCAGGCTGGCGGATACGGCGCGCGACTGGCTGCCGGCGCTGTTTCCGCAGGCGGTCCGCTCCCCGGACCGCAAGACGCTGCGCTGCGCCGACCTGTCCGGACGCCGCCCTCGTGGCGAGGGCTCCTGCGTCCTGCACCTCGAGGGTCGCTTTGCAGGATGGGGCTTCGACCATGCCACCGGCGAAAGCGCCGGGCCGATCGACATGGTCTATCACGCGACCGGCCTGACAGAGGTGCGGCTCTTCGCGGAGGCCGCGCGGCTGGCCCACATGGATCAGCCGGCGCCCAGCCCGCGGCCGCAGGAGCCGAGGCCTGACCATAGCCGCGAGGTGGCGCGCCTGCTGGAAGGCTGCCTGCCGCTCGCCGGCACGGTGGCGGAGGCCTATCTGCGCAGCCGCGGGTTGGCGGTGCCAGACAGCCCAGATCTGCTGTTCCACCCCGACCTGACTGACTTCGACACCAAGCGCGGCTGGGCCGGGATGGTGGCGCTCGTCCGCGACGGCGCTGGCGAGCCCACCGGCGGTATCCATCGCACCTACCTGTTGGACGATGGCTCCGCGAAGGCGCCCCCCGGCAAAAAGATGCTAGGGCCGATCGCCGGTGGCGCGGTCGCGCTCGCGCCCATGCCGGAGGACGGGAAGATCGGTGTCGCCGAGGGCATCGAGACGGCGCTCTCGGCCCAGGCGATTTTCGCCATGCCCACCATGGCGGCGCTCTCCGCGGATGGGCTGCGCCGCTGGCAATGGCCGGCCGGTACCACCCACGTCACCATCTTTGCCGATGCAGGTTTGCCCGGCATGCAAGCCGCGGCCACGCTCGCGGACCAGCTGAACCTGGCCAACATCCCCTCCCGCATCATCGCGCCGCTGCATGGGGACGACTTCAACGACGACCTGCTGCATAGCGTGACGGCCGAGGATTATGCCGCGGCGCCGGCCCCTGATGACCAGGCACCACCACCTGCCACCGCCGAGGAGTTGCTGGCGGTCGCGGCCACACTGACGAACCCGCCCGACATGGCGCCGCTGTCCAAGCTGCTGGGCCGCCTCGTCACCCTCCGCCTAGAGCCATTGCCCGAGCGCCAGGTCCTGGGAGCCATCAAATCCGCCACCGGCATCGCTGTTTCCATTCTGGAGAAGCATCTCGGCGAGCTGCGCCGCCGCCTCAACACCACCGGCGATGTGAACCAGGCAGCGGTCCGACCGCGGTGGGCTGCTCTGCTGCGCCTCGATCCGGGCGGCACGCCGGAGCGAAACGAGGCGAACGTCATCACCGCGCTGTCGCTCGACGCAGCCCTGGCCGGTGCCCTGGTCTTCGATGAATTCGCGCAGGAGATCCTGGTCACTCGCGCCCTGCCCTGGGAGCCCGCCGCCAGCACCCTGCCGCGGGCCTGGGGCGACGCGGATGATGTGCGCTGCGCCGAATGGCTGCAGCGGCACGAGATCAACGTCCCGCCCGTCGTCGTGGGCCGCAGCGTCGTAGCCGTCGCCCGCAACATCCGGATCCACCCGGTGCGGGATTATCTCACGGCGCTCGCCTGGGATGGCACGCAGCGCCTCGGCGCATGGGCGGTGACCTATCTCGGCGCCACAGACACGCCGCTGAACCGAGCCATGGCCGCGCTGTGGATGATCTCCGCCGTCGCGCGGATCATGCGGCCCGGCTGCAAGGCCGACCACATGCTCATCCTGGAAGGGCCACAGGGCATCCGGAAATCGACAGCTCTGAAAGTGCTCGCCTCCGATGCCTGGTTCACAGACGAGCTGGCGGAGATCGGCTCGAAGGACGCGGCGCAGCAGATGCGCGGCGTGTGGATCATCGAGATGGCCGAGCTAGATGCCATCGGCAGGGCCGAGGTTTCGCGGATCAAGGCCTTCCTCACCCGCACTTCCGACCGCTACCGCCCCCCCTATGAGCGCTACGTGGTCACCGTGCCGCGGCAGTGCGTCTTCGCCGGCAGCGTGAATCCCGACACCTACCTGCGCGATGAAACCGGCAATCGCCGCTTCTGGCCGCTGCGATGCGGGGAAATCGATCTCGACGGTCTGCGCCGTGACCGCGACCAGCTTTGGGCCGAGGCCGTCGCGCGGTTCAACGCGGGTGCGCCCTGGTGGCTGGAAGACCGCGTTCTCATCGCCTCCGCCACCGCCGAGCAGGAGGCTCGCTATGAGCCGGATGCCTGGGACGCGCTGATCGAGCGCTGGCTGGTCTCCGAGCGGCGCAGCGTGAATGTCGGCTTCGGCAACTATGACGACTGGCAGGACCGCCACGTGCCGCGGCAGCAGGCGCTCACGGATATTTCTGTCGGCGAGGTGCTGGAGAAGGCCCTGGGCATCGAGCCGGCGAAGTGGACCAAGGGCGACCAGATGCGGGTCGGGAACTTCTTCAAGGCGAAGAAGTGGGAGCGCTACAAGACCAAAGGTTCGGTCAGAGACGGTATCGAGCGGGAGTGGCGGTATCGCCGCACAGGCACCCTGGTGCCCACGCCATGATCATCCTTTCGCTCCCGAACCTGTCCCACTGTCCCACCTGGAGGCCGTCGGCGGCTCAGGTGGGACAAGAAAAAATCCAGGAATTCTGCGGGTCTCCGGCTGCTCGTCCCACTGTCCCACCTGTCCCACTAGGTCTGAAACCTAGATGCGGGATGTTGGTCGCCGGGCCGGGACATACATTTTCCTATAGGGGGTATAGGGCGGCCCTGTTTGGTGGGACAGGTGGGACAGATCGCGTCAACCATCTGAACCATAACAATAAATCCTGTCCCACCAGTTTCTCCAAGGTGGGACAGGGCCGGTCAGGTGGGACGGCACGCCGTCAGCGCAAAGGCTGGCCATCCACCGGCCCGCCCACACCACGGTGCGCCCCAAGCCGGGCAGCGACGGCGAGCTCCGCCAAGAACCGCGCCGTCGCCGCCCTCACCAGGATCATCCCCTCTCGGAGACCACCATGGCACCCGCGACTCTCACCATGCCCGCAGCCCATGCAAGCGGCCCGCCCATCGCTCTCCCACCCGCGATCAGCCTGGCGCACCACGCCGTCCTCGCCCTCGATCTCGGCACCACCACCGGATGGGCACTGCGCGGCCAGGACGGTGGCATCACCTCGGGGACCATGACGTTCCGCCCCAGCCGCTTCGAAGGCGGCGGCATGCGCTTCCTGCGCTTCCGTGGCTGGCTGGCGGAGGTCGCCGTCCTGTCCGGCGGTGTGGCGCGGATCGTGTTCGAGGAGGTCCGCGCGCATGCCGGCACCGACGCCGCACACCTCTACGGGGGTTGGCTCGCGCATCTGGCGGCATGGTGCGAGGAGGCTGGCATCCCCTACCAGGGCGTCCCGGTCGGCACGATCAAACGCTACGCCACTGGCAAGGGCAACGCCGACAAGGCGAAGATGATCGCCGCCATCCAGGCCCGTGGCTTCCGCCCCGCTGATGACAACGAGGCTGATGCCATCGCTCTGCTGCTCTGGGCGACCGACCCCACCGGAGGCCGCGCATGAGCATGCACGGCGCACCGCAACCGCCTCGATCCTGCCTCGACCGCGGCACGCGCAGCCCGACCAACGATGCCGAGGTGAACGCCATGCGTGCTGCCGCATGGCATCGGCATGGTGTCGCGGCCCTGCCGATCGCCGAGATCACCGACGACTGGCTGCGCCAAGCCATCACCAACGAAGCCAATCGGCGCTGGGGGCGTCGCAACGGGGAGAACCACCATGGCCGGTAAGCGCAAGACGAAGGCGGCGAAGGCGAAGCCCGACGATCTGGCGAAGCCTTCGAAGTGGCGGCTGCAGCATGGTGGCTTCTCGGACCCGATCCGTGCGGCCGATCCCGAAACCGGTACGCCCGTGCAGCATCGCCGCGCCGTGGACACGCTCGGCCTCATGCTCGCCAACGGCAGCATCACGCCGCAGATGCACGAGGCGGGCTGCATCTTCCGGACGCTGTTCCGCAGCGCCGCGATCGACAGCATGTCCACCTCGCAGCTGATCTACCTGCCCGGATCGACCGCAGGCACGATGTCGAACCGCCAGGTCGATGCGCGCCGCCGTGTGCTCGCGGCGATGGATGCGCTTGGCGGGCACGATAGCCCAGCCGGCTCCTGCGCATGGTTCGTCGTGGGCCTCGAAATGTCGGTCCGCGAATGGGCGGCCCGTCGAGGCTGGAGCGGCAGGCCAGTGCCGCAGCCAATCGCGGGTGGCATGCTGGTGGCGGCACTCGGAATCCTGGCAATGCACTTCGGGCTGATGCCCCGGTCGCAGGCCGCATGAGGCTGAGCGTCGTCACTCGGAGCCAAGGACGTATGCGACGGCCTCGGTGATCATCGTAGCGGGCAAGGCTGGGTGGTGTGCCAGGACGACGTCGCGCACAGCCCTGCTATCGCTTTCACCTGTCCAGACAAGCGCCCCAGGCGGGCGTCGCGCAGCACGGGCAGCCGCCAGCGTGGCCCGACTGAGCCACGGAAGCGCGGGGCGGGGCTGATCACCGTCAGGCATCCCCGACGATAGCTCCCCCTATGAGAACAGGATAAGAACATGCTATACAGGCCGTGAACCGAAAGGAGAGGAACCATGGCCGCTCGGAGGCAGGCACGGGTGCGTCCCGTTGACGCTGCAATTGTCCGATTGATGGCGCTCGCTGCGAAGGGCGTGCCGCCGCACCGCGTCGCACGCGAGGTCGAGGTGATCGTCGCCGAATGGCTGCGCGAGCCCGATGCCGATCCATCCGATGCAAAGACGTGGCTGGACGAGCTGCGCGAGCAGATCGTCGCGGGCGTTGCTGACGCTGAAGAGCAGGTGACCTACGTCGATCCTGGCGAAGCCGCCGCCGTGAAGCAGGCTGGCCTCACCCTCGCTGCGCTGCAGGCGTCGCGTGACGCGGTCGAGCGAGCGTCGGCATCGCTCTGACATTTCGGCTGCGCTGTTACAATAGACCCCATGGCGGCGCGCAAATCGAGTTGGCTATGATGATGACACGTCGAGAAGGTGCGTCGAGCACCGCGGCTCCCGAGCCACTCGCCAGCTGATCAGCCACTGTGGCTCTCGAGCCGCAGGGTCCTTCCTGGCCCCGCTGTATGCGGGGGGCGGAAGCGCGCAAGGTCGCTAGCGCCAGGCGAAAATTATGGGCACCATCGGGCACCACGGGCGATGATTTCGCCCAACAACGCATTGATAAATTGACGCTTTGTCGCGTCGACCGCTGGTGCCCTCGCGGGACGCAGGCACCGGCCCGGCACCGGGCTGCGCGCCAGGCGATGCCATTGCCGGAGATACCCATGACAGAACGCACCAACTCCGGCCGGGAACTGGCTCGCCGCCTCGGGCTCAACCATACCTCCATCCTGAAGGCCGAGCGCGCGGGCCGTATCAGCCGCGACGCAGATGGCAGTTGGGATGTTGTGCGGGTACGCCAGGACATGCTGGCCACGGCGACGCCGGGCCGCTCGCCGCTGGCGTCGCCGGCCGAGACAACCGCGATCGAGCGGCTCGCCCTGGCCCGCCTGGCACTCAGCGTCGAGGCGCAGCGCGTCGCGCTGGACCAGGAGAAGGGGCGGCTGATGGATGTCGTCACCGCCGACCATCGCATCGATGAGTTTGCCGCCGGCATGCGCGATGCGGTGCTGAACTGGCCGGCGCGCGTGTCGGGGCTGATTGCTGCCGAGATCGGCCGCGATCCGCATCTCGTCCAAACCATCCTCCAGGAGCAGATGAACGCGCTGCTGCTGGAGGTCGCCGATCGGCTTGCTCCGCCTGCAGGATAAATCGCGCGGATAAATCGGGCGGCCGTGCCCGATTTACCGCACCCCACCCCTGACCTTGGATGGCCCCATGACGCTCCCCTGGATGGCGGCGAAGATCCTGCTGCGTCCGGTGGCGGAGCTGCACCCGCATGCCGGCAATGCCCGCGTGCACAGCGCCGAGCAGCTGGAGCAGATCAAGGCCAGCATGCTGGCCTTCGGCTTCACCAATCCGCTGCTGGTGGATGAGGACGGTGTGCTGATCGCCGGGCACGGGCGGCTTGAGGCGGCGTCGGCCCTCGGCATCGCCAAGGTGCCGGTGATCGTGCTGCGGCATTTGTCCGCGGCGCAGAAGGAGGCGCTGCGGCTCGCCGACAACCGCATCGCGGAGAATGCGACCTGGGACCAGGCGCTGCTGCGTGACGCGCTGGCCGCGGTGCAGGCAGCGCCGGACATCGACCTCGGCGCGCTCGGCTTCTCGGCGGATGAGCTCGCGGACATCCTCGCGGCGGCTGGAGAGGCCGTGTCCCACGGCGAAGCGCCCGAGGCTCTGTCCGCGGATCCCGCCGAGGGGGGCGGTGCGGCTGGCGCGGCGGTGACGGAGGAAGGGCCGGCGGAGGATCCCGCAGACGCCGATCCGGAGCCGCCGCGCCAGCCGGTCACCCGCCCTGGCGACCTGTGGCTGCTGGGCGAGCATCGCCTGCTCTGCGGCGACAGCACCGACGCCGCCAGCGTGGTGCGCGTGATGGGCGAGGACCGCGGCGCGCTGCTGTTCACCAGCCCGCCCTATGGGAACCAGCGCGACTATACGACCGGCGGCGGCACGGATTGGGATGCGCTGATGCAGGGCGTGTTCCGGCATCTCGACGCGGCCATGATGCCGGACGGCCAGGTGCTGGTGAACCTCGGGCTGATCCACCGCGACAGCGAATGGATCCCGTACTGGTCCGGCTGGCTCGACTGGATGCGCGCCCGCGGCTGGCGCCGGTTCGGCCTCTACACCTGGGACCAGGGGCCCGGCCTGCCCGGCGACTGGAACGGTCGCCTCGCCCCCGCCTTCGAGTTGGTCTTCCACTTCAACCGCCAGGCCCGCCAGGCGAACAAGATCGTGCCCTGCAAATGGGCCGGCACGCCGAACAAGGGCAGCGGGCTGCGCGCGGCCGACGGGACCATCTCGGAATACCAGCATGCCGGGCTGCCGGTGCAGGACTTCCGGATCCCGGACAACGTGCTGCGCCTGACCCGCCACAAGGGCCGCGGCATCGAGACCGAGCACCCCGCGGTGTTCCCGGTGGTGCTGCCGGAGTTCCTGATGCGGGCGTACACGGACGATGGCGAGGTGGTGTTCGAGCCTTTCGGTGGTTCGGGCACCACCATCCTGGCGGGCCAGCGCACCAGCCGCCGCGTGCGCGCCATCGAGCTCGCGCCCGCCTATGTCGACCTGGCGATCGCCCGCTGGCGGATGCTGCATCCCGACCTGCCGGTCACGCTGGCCGATGAAGGCCGCGACTATGACGCCGTGGCCGCGGCGCGGATGGAGGTCGCCGCCGATGCAGCCTGATCTCGTGGTGAGCAGCCTGCCAGTGGCGGCGCTGGTCCCCTACGCCGAGAACGCGCGCACGCATTCGCCCTCGCAGGTGGCGCAGATCGCGGCGTCCATCGCCGAGTTCGGCTTCGTGAACCCGGTGCTGGTCGACGCCGAGGGCGTGCTCATCGCCGGCCACGGCCGCGTCATGGCGGCAAAGCAGCTCGGGCTCGCCTCCGTGCCGGTGCTGCGGCTCGGTCATCTCTCCCCCGCGCAGGCACGGGCGCTGCGGCTGGCGGACAACCAGATCGCACTGAACTCCGGCTGGGACGAGGCGCTGCTCGCAGCCGAGATCGCCCGCATCCGCGACGAGGCGGTGGTCGACCTGGACGTGCTCGGCTTCTCCGGCATGGAGCTGGACCGGCTGCTGGCGGCGGCGGATGCCGGACTCGGCGACGATGCCGATGAGGCCCCGCCACCGCCGGCGGTGCCCGTCACCCGGACCGGCGATCTCTGGCGCTGTGGCGACCACCGCCTGCTGTGCGGCGACGCGACGAAGCTGGCCGACGTGCAGCGTGCGCTTGGTGCCGGCCATCTGGCGGACATGGCGTGGCAAGACCCTCCGTATAATGTTGCGTATGTGGGCGGCACCGCGGCGCGCATGACCATCGCGAACGATGCGCTGGGTGCTGACTTCGCCGACTTCCTGCGGCCGGCCCTGGCCAACATGCTCTCGGTCACCAAGGGCGCCTGCTACGTCTGCATGTCCTCCTCCGAATGGCCGACGCTGCATCGCGTCTGGCAGGAGGCGGGTGGCAAATGGTCGAGCACCATCATCTGGGCGAAGAACACCTTCGCGCTTGGCCGCGCCGACTACCACCAGCAGTTCGAGGCGATGCTCTATGGCTGGAAGGCCGGGGCGCAGCACTACTGGTGCGGCGCGCGCGACCAGGGGAATGTCTGGCATTTCGACAAGCCGGCCAGGAACGACCTGCATCCGACGATGAAGCCGGTGGCGTTGGTCGAGCGCGCCATCCGCAACAGCAGCAAGCCGCGCGACACGGTGCTCGACTGCTTCGGTGGCTCGGGCACCACCATGATCGCCGCGGAGCGCACCGGGCGCCGCGCCGTGCTGCTGGAGATCGATCCCGCCTATGCCGATGTGATCGTGCGACGCTGGCAGGACACGACCGGCGAGGCGGCCGTGCTGGAGGGCGATGACCGCATCTATGCAGATGTCGCCGCGGCGCGCGGCGTTGTCGATCATGATGTGATCCAGGGTGCCGAATCATAGCAATCGCACGACGCTGCATCTTGCTTGGCTCGTGCGCGCCACAGCGCGAATGGTCCGTCACACGCAGGGGATGCCCTGCACCACGACGGAGACGACCATGACCGACCGCGAAGCCCGCGCCGCCCGCAACCAGGAAAACAGCCTGGCCGCCTTCCTGGCGAAGAAGGCCGAGTTCGATGCCCTCCTCGCGGAACTTCAGCAGGCCAGCGAGGACCATTTCGGCGCGGATCCCGAGACGGTGCTCTGGGGCGAAGCGGCCTGGCTTTCCGATGCCACCGCGAAGCTGAAGGACATCGCAGACCAGCATTTCCGCCGCGGCGAATACGCAGCCTGACGGGACCCCATCGCAGCTTGCTGCGATGGGAACCCGATGCGGGTCACTCCCGCACCGCCCCGACCGGCAGCGCCGGCGGGGCTCCCGGCAGTAGGGGCCGATGACCGGCGCCCGGAACCGGAGACCACCACGATGAACAAGCTTTCCGACACCCAGCGCGTGATCCTCAGCGCCGCCGCGCAGCACGAGATGGGCCTCGCCCGCGCGCCGAAGACCCTGCCCGCCGCGGCCCGCAACGCGGTCTTCCGCAGCCTGATCAAGAACAACCTGCTGACCGAGATCAACGCCCCGCGGGACTTCGTCGGGTTGGGCTGGCGCCAGGACGAGGAAGGCACCTGGATCGTGGCGCGCATCACCGACGACGGGCTGCGCGCGATCGGCATTGACCCGAACGAGGGCGACGCGGGGGCCGGCGAGCCCGACTGCTCGGGCATCGAAGGCAGCGTGCCCCACACGGCGACGACGGGCGCGGAGGACTCGGCGCCGCAGGGTGAGGGCACCCCGCCGCCCGAAGCCGCCCAGGCCGCGCCCCTGGCGGAGGAAATCGCTCTGCTCGACCAGGCGCTCGCCGCACGCGCCGCCACCCCGCGGACCAGCCTGCGCGACGCGGCTGCCACGATCCTCGCCGCCTGGGACGACGAAGCCAACCGCGCGGGCGACATGATCGGCGCCCTGGACGCGCCGATGGAGGCCCTGCGCATTTTGCTCACCGGCAAGCCTGCCCGCATCGCGCGCGAACCCGGCGCGCCGCGCAAGCCGCGCGAGGGCACCAAGCAGGAGCAGGTACTGGCCATGCTGCGCCGGCCCGAGGGCGGCACGGTCGCGCAGATCGCCGAGGCGACGGGCTGGGCGCAGCACACGGTGCGCGGCTTCTTCGCGGGGCTGAAGAAGAAGGGCCACGCGGTCGAGGTGCGCGAGCGCATCCGCCAGGTCGGCCCGAACAAGACGGGCGCGAAGGGCTCCTTCACGATCTACGCCCTCGCGGAGTGAAGCATCTCAGCCACGCCACTGAACATCATCGGAAGCGCCGGGGATCATTCAGATGCCCGGCGCCTTATCGAGTTGGCTGCTCTCCGACACAGCGCGAATCGTCCGTCACGCGCAGGGCATCCCGCCCCGCCGAGACGGAGACGACGATGACCACCACCATCCTCCCGCACCAGACTGCCGAAGGCCCGCAGGATCGGGCCGCCTGGCAGCAGCTTCTCGCCACCGCGCCGCGCAGCACCGACAGCGTGGGCCGCGCGACCATCCAGGTCTGCACGGCCAGCGACGGCCGCGGGATTTACGCCACGGTGGAATACGCCAACTGGCAGACCGGGAAGGAGGAGGGTTGATGCCCTCCGAACGGCGCTGGATCATCCTGGCGCAGGACGGCCGCCACGTGACGATGGGCCGCGCCGCACCGCCGAGTGAGACGGAGATCGAAGCCGCTGCCGCGGCGCTCGCCGCGCAGGGCCTCGCCGGTTGGCTCGCCACGCTGGACGGAAACTACTGGTCGCGCCGCCGCGTGGCGCTCACGCCGTTGCAGATGCTCGGCGACGGCGCCGCGCTGGATTGGCCCGCTGCCATCACCGCCTTTGAAGCCGCCCGCCAGCGCGCCCTTCGTCCCCTCTGACAAGGCCGGCATCGCCATCACGCGCGGCGGGAGGTCGCCGCCATGCCGGAAATGACCGCCTCCACGCGCGAGGTCGCGCGCCGCCTCGGTGTCAGCGACACCGCCATCCACAAGGCCGAACGGTCGGGCCGCATCGCCCGCGAGCCGGACGGCCAATGGGATATCGACAAAACCCGCCGCCGCCTGACCGAGACTGCCGATCCCATCCGCTCGCCCCTGGCGAATGGCGCCAACGCCGAGGGCACGCCCTTCGCCCGGCTGAAGGTCGCCCAGCTCGCGCTGAAGGTGGAGGCGCAGCGCCTCTCGCTGGACGAGACCAAGCGCCGCCTGCTCGATGTCAACGAGGCTAATGCCGCGCTCGATGAGATCGGCAGCACCATGCGCGACGCGCTGCTGAACTGGCCGGCCCGCGTCTCGGGCCTGATCGCCGCCGAGACCGGGGTCGACCCGCATCTGCTGCAGACCATCCTGCAGAGCCACATCAACCACCTGCTGACGGAGGCGGCCGATCGCTTCGATCCAGCAGGCCTCGGAGGGGATCGGTCTCCGCAGCCGTGAGCATGTGCGCCGGCGTGTCGGCGCGATGCTCCGCCCGCCGCCGCAGCTCACCGTCTCGGAATGGGCCGAGCGCCACCGCATGCTTGGCAGCCGCGCCTCCGCGGAACCCGGTCCCTGGCGCACCAGCCGCACGCCCTACCTCAAGGATGTGATGGACGCGCTGTCCGCGGTGCATCCCGCCCGCCGCGTCGTGTTCATGAAGGGCGCGCAGGTCGGGGCCACGGAAAGCGGAAACAACTGGCTCGGCTACATCATGCATCACGTGCCGGCACCGGCGCTGGCAGTGCAGCCGACCGTGGAACTGGCCAAGCGTTTCTCCCGTCAGCGCATCGACCCGCTGCTGGAGGAGACGCCGGCCCTGCGGGAGCGGGTGGCGCCGGCCCGTGCGCGCGATAGCGGCAACACCATGCTGTCGAAGGAATTCCCCGGCGGCATCCTGGTGCTGACCGGCGCCAACAGCGCGGTCGGGCTGCGTTCGATGACGGCGCGGTTCCTGTTCCTCGACGAAGTGGACGCCTATCCGGGCGACGTCGCCGGCGAGGGTGACCCCATTGCCCTGGCCGAGGCGCGGGCTCGGACCTTCGGCTGGCGCCGCAAGGCCTTCCTGGTCAGTACGCCTACCATCTCTGGCCGCAGCCGGATCGAGCGGGAGTATCTCGCCTCCGACCAGCGGCGCTTCTTCGTGCCGTGCACGGCCTGCGGCGAGATGCAGTGGCTGCGCTTCGAGCGGCTGATCTGGGAGAAGGGTGCGCCCGCTACAGCGCGGTATCACTGCTCGGCCTGCGACCATCCCATGCAGGAGCACGACAAGACCGCCATGCTGGGTGGCGGGGAATGGCGCGCGACGGCCGACGGCCAGGACCCGCACACCATCGGCTTCCACATCTCGGCGCTCTACTCGCCGGTGGGCTGGCTGTCCTGGGAGCAGATCGCCCGGGATTGGGAGGCGGCGCAAGGCAAGCCCGAGGACATCAAGACCTTCAAGAACACGGTCCTGGGCGAGACTTGGCAGGAGCAGGGCGAGGCCCCGGATTGGGAGCGCCTGTTGGAGCGCCGCGAAGATTTCGCCATGGGCGTCGTGCCGACCGGCGCGCTGGTACTCACCGCGGGCGTGGATGTGCAGGAGGATCGCCTCGAATGCGATGTCTGGGGCTGGGCGGAGGGCTTCTCGTCCTGGCTGGTCGACCATGTGGTGATTCCCGGCAACCCGCGGGACCGCGAGCCATGGGACGAATTGGCCCGCCTCTTGGGCCGCGACTGGCCACGCCAGGGTGGTGGCGCGATGCGCATCGCCCGGCTCTGCGTCGACACCGGCGGCCGCGACACCGCTGCCGTCTATGGCCACCTGCGCCGCCTGCGGGATCCGCGCATCGCGCCCACCAAGGGCATCGACGGCTGGAACCGGGCGCAGCCCGTCCAGGGCCCGACGCCGGTGGATGCGCTGGTCAACGGCCAGAAGCTCCGGCGCGGCCTCAAGCTCTGGACCGTCTCGGTCTCCACCTGGAAGGCCGATCTCTATCGCCGGCTCTGGCTGGGCCGCGGCGACGCGGAGGAGCTTCCACCCGGTTGGGTGCATCTGCCGCGCGCGATCGAAGTCGAATGGGTCAAGCAGCTGGTCGCGGAGCAGCTGCGCACCACGAAGGACCGCCGCGGCTTTGCCCGGCAGGAATGGGCCAAGCTGCGCGAGAGGAACGAGGCGCTGGACTGCGCGGTGCTGGCCCGCGCCGCGCTGTGGCTGCTCGGCGCCGATCGCTACGGCGATCGGTTCTGGCAGCAACTGCGCGACCAGATCGCCGATGCGCCCCTGCGGCCGAGCGAACTTCCCGCCGTTGGGAATGTCGCTGCTCAGTCGCCACCACCTGCGCCAGCCGCATCCGACAGCCAGCGCCCGCGGGGCTGGCTCACGCCACACAACGGCTGGCTTCGCTGAAGGGAGGACGACCATGGACCCGACCGTCCTCGCCTGGGCGCTCGCCCAGCCTGCTGGCACGCGCGCCGCCGTCCTGGCGGCTGCCTTCACCGGCGGCACCACGCGCGTGACCTTCGACGGACGCACCGTGGAATACCGCTCGCTGGATGAGCTCGGCCGCGCGCTGTCGGTGCTCCACGCCGCCGAGAACAGCGCCGCCCGCCGCCCCAGCGTCACCTTCGCCAGCTTCTCTCGCGAAGGAACCAGGTGATGGGGCGCCTTCGTGATGCCTGGCACGCGCTGCGTGGCTATACCGCCGCCCAGGACAGCCGCGCCTCCTCCTGGGCCGCCTCGGGGAGCAGCGCCACGGCCGAGGTCGGCGCGGCGGCCCCCACCGTGGCACGCCGCGCCCGTGATGCCGTGCGCAACGACCCCTACGCCGCCCGCATCGTCGATCTCTGGACCGGCAACGCCGTCGGCGCCGGCATCACCACCCGTTGGCCCGACAAACCTCATGCCGAGGCCTGGCGCCGTTGGTCCGACAGCACCGCCTGCGATGCCGAGGGCCGGCTCGACCTCTACGGCCTCCAGGCGCTGGTCATGCGCGCGGTGGTCGAGAGCGGCGAATGCTTCGTCCGCCTGCTGCCGGCCGACATCACGCCGGCGAATCCCATCGGGCTCCGTCTCCAGGTGCTGGAGAGCGACCACCTCGACACGGCCCGCCAGGGCGTCATCGAGGGCATCCCCACGCTGCAGGGTATCGGCCTGGGCGAGGCCGGTGAGCCGGTCGGCTACTGGCTGCATCGCGTGCATCCCGGCGCGTCCTGGGTGCTGCCGGGCGGCGCCACCTGGCTGAGCAGCCAGCGCGTGCCCGCACGCGACGTGCTGCACATCTACCGCAAGCGGCGCCCCGGCCAGCTGAGGGACGTGTCCTGGCTGGCGCCGGTGCTGACCCGACTCCGGGATCTCGGCGATTACGAGGCTGCGCTGCTGATGAAAGCCAAGATCGAGGCCTGCCTCGCCGCAGTGGTCTCGGAGGATGGCGACGACGCCATGACCGGGCCCGCCTCCGGGCTGCTGCGCGATGCCCAGGGCCGTACGGTGGAGAGCTTCGAGCCGGGCATGATCCTCTACCGCCGGGGCATGGGATCCGTGGAGGTGGTGAACCCCTCGGGGGGTGGCAGCCACGCCGCCTTTGCCCGCCGCGCGCTGGAGGCCTCTGCGGTGGGCACCGGCCTGACCTACGACCAGGTCGCCGGCGACCTCACCCAGGCGAACTACTCCTCGCTCCGCGCCGGCAAGATCGAGTTCCGGCGCCTCTGCGAACAGGTGCAGTACGGCATGCTCATTCCGATGCTGGTGCGACCGATCGCGGATCGCTTCCACGCGCAGGGTGCGCTGCTCGCGCTCTGGGGTGCCGCGGTGCCGGACGGCCTGTCGCACGTCCCGCCAGCGCACGAGATGATCGACCCGTTGAAGGATACCACCGCCCTCATCGCGCAGGTCCGCGCCGGCTTCGTCCCGCAGCCCGAGGCAGTCGGCGCCTTCGGCTACGACTTCCGCCAGGTGGTGGAGATGATCCGCGAGGCCAATGCCCTGCTCGACGAGGCGGGCCTGTCGCTCGACAGCGATCCACGCCGCGTCGCGAAGTCGGGCGCGGCCCAGGACGCGGCCCAGCTCGCCGCCATCGAAATCGCCGCCACCGGTGCCGCATCGCCCCGCGCGGATGCAGGCGCTGCCCCAGGAGCACAGCCGTGATCGCAGGCGCCTACGACTGGACCGACGACATGCTCAAGATCAAGAGCATGCAGAAGAAGTTCCGCGACAGCTTCAACGGCACCGAGATCAATCCGGCGCGGTGGGAGATCGCGGCCAACGGCGGCGGCATCGCCCACACAGTTGCCGATGGCGCCGTCACCATCTCCACGGGCATCACGCTTGATGACGAGCTGACGCTCACCAGCCGCACCACCTTCACCATCCCGCTGCGGGTCATGGTGGCGGTGAACATGAGCCAGCGTATCGTCGGCCAGTCCGTCTGGCTCGAGCTGGTCAGCATCGACCCCACCACCGCCCAGCCAGACGGGCGCAGTGCCGCGGCATGGCGGCTGGACGGCGCCAGCGCCACGCTCGCCAACTACGAGGTCGCCAGCGAGGGCGCCCCGCGGTTGGGCAGCGCCTCCGGCAGCACCATCCCGACCACCGCGCCCGCGGGCTGGTCGGTGCTGGAGCTCGAGCCGACCAATGACGAATGCTACTTCCATGGTCGGCTGCTCGACACCACGGCCGCGCGGTCGAACTCCTATGTCCGCCACCAGCAGATCCCGGAGCCGAACGCGCTGTATCGTTTTCGGATCCGCGTACGGAACCGGCAGTTCATCAGCGGTATCTCGGCGGTGGCGAACAACGGCGGTGGCGCGGTGCGCATCACGCGCGCGGCGCATGGCTTTGCCACGAATGACTTGGTCACGGTCGCCGACGTCTCGGGCGTGCCGGGGGCGAATGGGACCTTCACGATCACGGTGATCGACGCGAACAGCTTCGATCTGGTGGGCTCGACCTTCACCGGCGCCTATCTGAACACCGGCTGGGCCTCGGTCTCGCGCAACCTCGCGCCGGTCTCGAACACGGACATCAAGGTCCAGTTCGTCACCATCGCCGACTATGCCGAGCTGACGACGGAAATCACCGCCGGCCGCGGGCAGTCGGTCGCGGGCCAGGGGCTGGGCGTGAACGTCCTCAGCACCATCCCGCCGGCCGTCACGCCGGTGGGCGGCCAGGCGCGCAACACCAGCGGCGCCGTGCCGGTCCTGGCCGCCACCGGCTATTCGGCCAACCCGGTCGCCGTCACGACAGCGCGCGGCGTCGATCTGCTGGCGACGCTGATCGGCGCGCTGGTCACCAAGCCCTACGCCATCCCTGAGGCGGACTGGCAATACGCCGCGGCGGCGGGCGGAATCATCAACACCACCGACGTGGTGCTTCGGGCGGCGGCCGCAGCCGGCATCCGGAACTACGTGACCTCGATCGATATCCGCAATGCGCACGCGACAGTGGCAACGGAAGTGGTGATCAAGGACGGCGCCACGGTGATCTGGCGACAGCTGCTTCCGGCAGCGATGGCGGCTCCGGTGGAGATCACCTTTCCCACCCCGCTGCGCGGCACCGCCGCCACGGCGATGAACGTCGCCTGCATCACCACCGGCGCGCAGGTCTACGTCAACGCACAGGGCTTCGCCGCGCCCTGATCGGCGCTGCCCAGGAGAACGCCTTATGACCGAGCCGATCGAACCGGAGGGGCCCAGCCCCGCGCCGGAGCGAGAACCTGCGTCGGATCGACTTCCCCCCGCTGGGCAGTCGATCACCGCCTGCCGAGCTCTCGCCGCGCCCGTCACCGTCAATCGCGCAGCCCGCACCGTCGAGGTGGTGTGGAGCACCGGCGCGCGGGCCCGCAACTTCGTGCCGCCTTACGGGCCGATCCTCGAAGAGCTCGACATGGCGCCCTCAGCGGTGCGCATGGACGCGCTGCGCTCGGGCCGCGCCCCCGTGCTGGACACCCATCGCCGTGCCGGGACGCGCGACGTGCTGGGCCGCGTCACCGCCGCCCGGCTCGAGGCCGGTCGTGGCTACGCCACGCTGCAATTTAGCGGCGCCGATGACGTCGAGCCGGTCTGGCAGCGCGTCGCCGACGGCACGCTGCAGTCGGTCAGCGTCGGCTACCGGGTCCATCGCTACGACCCGCGGCCCGACGCAGCGACCGGCCAGACCATCCACCGCGCCGTGGATTGGGAGCCCTACGAAATCTCGATCGTGCCCGTCCCGGTGGACGCGGCCGCCGTCGTCCGTGGCGAGGGGGACCAGGGCGCCCCCGCCACCGCCATCGAACCCGCCCTGACCATCCCCGAGGAACCACCCATGCCCGAGACGACGCCGGCTTCGCCGGATCCCGCGCCGGCGCCGCCCGCGCCGCCCACCATCCCGCACCAGGAGGTCCCCGTGACCACGACGCCCGCCAGCACCCCGCCCACCGCCCCGCCCGAGCCGACCCGCGCCGTGTCGCCGGCCCCCGACCTGGACGCCATCCGCGCCGAGGCCGAACGCGCCGCGGTCGAGCGCATCGCCGGCTACGAGCCGGTGCTGGCCGCCGCCCGCGGCCTGGTGACCGCCGACATGCTCGACACCATGCGCGAGGCCGCCATCCGCGACCGCGTCTCCCCGGAAGTGCTCCGCGGCCGGCTGTGGGAGGCCTTCACCAGCGGTGCCGCGCGTCCCTCCCTGCCGGCGCGGCCGGACACCGGCCCCTCCAACGACGATCCGTCGCAGCTGCTCGACGCGATGGCCGAGGCGCTCGCGGCCCGCACCATGCCCGGCTACCAGGCGCCGGCCACCGGCCGCCACACCGAGTTCCTCGGCTGGCGCCCCTCCGACATGATCGGCGAGCTTCTGCGCGCCCGCGGCGAGCGCAACGTGCCGCGCAACCCGACCATCCTCGCCGAGCGCGCCTTCCACACCACCTCCGACTTCCCCGCGCTGCTCTCGGCCGCGGCGAACAAGATGCTGCTGGCGGCCTATGCGCCGGCGGCGCCCACCTACCGCACCCTGTTCCTTCGCCGCGACTTCCGCGACTTCAAGCCGCACCGGCATCTGCGTGTCGGTGACTTCCCGACGCTGCTGCCGCTGTCGGAGAACGGCGAGGTGCAGGCGGGCACGATGTCCGAAAGCCAGGAGCTGGTCTTCCTGCAGACCTTCGCGCGGCGCATCCGCGTAACGCGGCAGATGCTGGTGAATGACGACCTCGGGGCCTTCACCGACTTCGCCTCCATGATCGGCCGGCGCGTCGCCGACTTCGAGAACGCAACGGCCTATGCGCTGGTGAACAGCGCCGCCGGCGACGGCCCCACGCTCACCACCGGTGCCGCGGCGGTGTTCGGCACCGCGGCGGCGCGGGCCAATAAGGCGGGTGCGGGCACCGCGCTCGACCTGCCGAACCTGGCGCTGGGCCGTGCCGCGGTGATGCGCCAGAAGACCCTGGACGGGCTGCCGATCGCCGTCGGCGCGCAGATGCGCCTGTTGGTCGGGCCGAACCAGGAGCTGGCGGCGCGGCAGCTCACCGTCTCCGTCCAGGCAACGCAGACCTCGAACGCCAACGTCTACGCCGGCTTCGTGCAGCCGCTGGTGGAGCCGCTCATCCCGGCCAACCGCTGGTACCTGTTCTCGGATCCCATGGCGGCGCCGGTCTACGTCTACGGCTACCTCAACGGCGCCGAGGGGCCGCAGGTCACCACCGGGAACGTCCAGGGCGTGGATGGCGTCGAGGTCTCGGTGATCTTCGACTTCGGCGTCGGCGCCATCGACTGGCGCGGCGCCTGGTTCAATCCGGGCACCTGATCAGGCAACCCTTCGTCACCGTCACAGCTTGGTGGTGGCGAAGGGGTTGTGGACCGTGACGCCACGCCAGGTGAAACCGTGCTGCATGTCCTCGGAGAGCAGCATCCGACAGTCCGCCTGCGCGGCCGCCGCCAGCATGACGGAATCCCACAGCGCCAGGCGATGGGTGGTGGCGATCTCCATCGCCTCCACCATCACGGCCGGCGTGGTGCCGATCACCGGATAGCTGTCGGACCAAGCCAGGACCGCGGTACGGGCATCGGCAGCTTCACGCCGTGCCTTGCGTGTCAGCACCACGAACAGCTCGCCGAGTGCCTGTGCGGGGACCAGCACATCCGCGCCGTCGAATCCACGCAGGATATCGAGCGCGATGGCGCGCCGATCCTCGCCGTTCACGCCCTCGGCGTAGGCCAGGACATTGGTATCGAGCGCCAGACGCATCTCAGCGCTCGTACAGCTCGTCGCGGCTCCAGCGGCCGACATCGACCACGGGCTGCGCGGCAAGCCGTGCCAGCAGCTCGGCTCTCGCCGCGCCGCGTGCGGCATCGGCGGCGTCACAGGGCACGAGCCGCGCCACGGGCTTGCCGTGGGCGGTCACGACGAAGCTGCGGCCCTCCTCCCTGACCTCACGGAGCAGGCGGGAGAAGGCGCGATTAGCGTCGGCGGCGGAGATGGCGGTGTCCATCCCTCGATAATAGTGAAATGCACTACTTCACGCAACCCCGATGCCGGGCCTCGGCCGCTGCGTCCGGGCTCGCACCACCCCAACCACCACTGGAGACCTCATCCCCATGCGCAACTATGTGCAGCCCGGCGACAGCCTGGCGCTTGCTGTGCCCTATGCGGGCGGCGTCACCTCCGGCCAGGGCGTGCTCGTCGGCGCACTTTTCGGTGTGGCCGCCGTCGACGGCGCGCAGAATGCCGTCATCGAATGCCAGACCAAGGGCGTCTTCGACATCACCAAGGAGCCGGCGCTGGCCATCACCGCCGGGGCGCGGCTCTTCTGGGACAACACCAACCGGCGCCTCACCACCACCGCCACCGGCAATTTCCAGGTGGGTCTCGCCACGGTGGCGGCGCTGGCTGCCGACACCACCGTCCGCTCTGTGCTCCTCCGTGTTCCGGCGTCCGGGGCATGAGCATCGATCCCAAGGCCACGCGGGGCTATCGCAACCGCAACCCGGGCAACATCGAGCACGTCCCCGCCAACAAGTGGCAGGGGCTGGCCGATCCCCCCTCGGATGGGCGCTTCTGCCGCTTCACCAGCCATGAGTTCGGCATCCGCGCACTCGCGGCGCTGCTGGTCACCTATCAGGACCGGCACAAGCTGCGCACGCCCCGCGCGATCATCGGGCGCTGGGCGCCCAAGGTGGAGAACGACACCGCCGCCTACATCGCGGTGGTGGCGCGTCGGATCGGTGTCGGGCCGGATGATGCGATCGACCTGCATCGGCACGATCACCTGCGCCCCCTGGTCGAGGCCATCATCCACCATGAATGCGCCGGCCTGTCCTATCCGGCCGCGGTGATCGATCGCGCCCTGACCCTGGCCGGCGTACCGCCCGCGCCGCCGGTGACGCTGCGGGAGGTCGCCGCCGTCACGGGCACCGGTCGCGGTGCCGTGCTGGTGGGTGCGGCGGGCGTCGCCACCGCCGTGGCGCAGGCGGCCCCCACCATCCAGGCGCTGGGCACGCTCGTACCAGCCGTCGCTATCGCGGTCATCGTCGCTGCGGTGGTGGGCGTCCTCGCCTGGCGGCTGCGGCGGCCAGCATGAGTGCTTTCGCCGCGGCCATGGACGCGCTGGCCGCCGACCCGAACATCGGCGCGGATGCAAGCTTTCGCGCGGGTGGGACCGGGGCGCCGGTCCTGCTTCGCGTGGTTCGCTCTGCGCCGGACCGGCTCGGCGATGCGTTTGGGACCAGCGTGATCCAGGCCAGCGACGTCCTGACGGTGGCGATCGCCGCGCTGCCCGTCGTGGACGCCGACGACACCTTCACCCTCGGCGCCGACACCCTGACCGTCCAGCACGCCGAGCGCGACGCCCCCGGCATCGCTTGGCGCGTCTTTTGCCGCCGATAGGAGCACCGCCATGATCGACCCCGAACGCATCGGCGGCATCGTCGGCGAGGCGCTGCTCGCCGGCGCGCTGGGAGCGCTCGGGGCGATGGCCCGCTTCTCCTCCACTGACCGGCCGCTGCTGACCCGCGCCTATCTGCTGCACGCGCTGGCCGGCGGCAGCCTCGGCACCGGCGCCTGGCTGATCGCGCATGCCTTCGAGCTGGATGGCTGGTGGCTCTTCGCGGTGGCGTGGTTGGCCGGGACGCTGGGCTATGCCGCACTGCACGACCTGCTGCTGCGCATCCTCAGCCGCAGATTTGGTGGGCACTGATCCATGCGGCTTGGCGCCAGCATCGTGGGCGATCTGCGCAAGGTGCTGGCTGACGAGGTGCGGGCTGGTGAGCGGGCCGCGATAACCGCCATCCGTGCCGAAACGGAGCAGGTGAAGGCCGAGCTGCGGCGGCAGGTCACCACCGCCTTCTCCGGCAACGCCCGCGGCATCGCCAATGCTTGGCGGTCGATGATCTTCCCGCGGACCGGGCAGTCGCTGCGGCCGGCGGGGCTGGTCTTCACCAAGGTGCCGAATGTCATCGACGCCTTCGAGCGCGGCGCGCTAATCCGGCCCAAGGGTGGCGGGAAGTTCCTGGCCATCCCGACCGGCTTCAACGCGGCGCGCGGCAGGCGCGGTCGCGGTGAGAAGGGCATGCGCGTGACGCCGGCGCAGATGGTCGCTTCCGGCCAGGCTTTCCTCCGGCCCTTCAAGTCAGGGCGCGGCTCCGTGTGGTGCCTGCCGCTGCGGCCGGGCGAGCAGACCGGGCGGCGGCGACGGACGCGTCTCGTCGCCGGCGGCGTGACGGAAGTCGGCACCGCCAACCGCAAGGGCCGCGAGGCATGGGCCCGCGGTCTGCTGGAGCAGGGGATGGTGCCGATGTTCCTTCTGCTGCCCCAGGTGAAGCTCGCGAAGCGGCTTGACGTGCGGGGTGCGGCCGAGCGCGGCCTGCGCCGTCTGCCGGGCCGCTTCGTGGCAGCCTGGGAACGCGAGAGCGGGAGAACGGCATGACCATGCGCGAACGCTTCCTCTTGCTGCTCGGGCTCGTCGTGCTGTCCTGGGCCGCCGTGCCCCTCGGCCTGGCGCTCACCTGGGTCACGGGCCGCTTCTTCGCATCGATGTTGGGGGGGGGTATGAGCATCCGCGAGACCGCCATAGCTGCACTGCACAGCAGGCTCGTCACCTCACTGGCCGCTCGCAACCCGGCGCCGATCGTGCTGCGAGGCGAGACCATCCCGCAACGCATCCCGGCTGGCGGCCTGGTGGTCGTTCGCGACGGCGAAGCGGTGGAGGAGACGCCCATCCTCTCCCCGCTCGCATGGCAGATCGAGTATCGCGCCGAGGTCGAGATCACCGTCGCCGGCGCCACACCGGCCGGACGCAACACCCTGCTCGACGCGTTGCTGGTGGATATCGCCGCGGCCATCACCGCCAACCGAGCCCTCGGTGGCGCCGTCGAATGGGCGCAGCCCGGCGGCGCGTCCTTCGAGGATGTCGAGTTCGAGGGCGCCGCCGCGGCCCGCGCCGCCGCCATCCCCGTCACCCTCTGGTTCACCGTCGCCGGCTCGCCGCTGGCCTGATCCCCCTCCAGGAGAAAGCCCATGCCCCGTGCCATCGGCGCGAATTGCCGCCTGCTCATGCTGCCCGAAATCACCTATGGCACCGCGCCCGGCAGCAACTGGCGGCGCATGCCGTTCCTCTCCTGCGATCTCGGTGCGGAGCAGCCGTTGCTCGATGCCGACGTCATCGGCGTCGGCAGCAACCGCGATCCGGCCGCGCCCTTCCTCGACACGGTGACGGTCGCCGGGCAGGCGGTGGTGCCGGTGGACCTGATCAACATCGGCCACTGGCTGCGGCTGCTGCTCGGCGCGCCGACCACCACCGGCACCACCAACTTCATCCACACCTTCGGCTCGGGTGCGGCCTCGCTGCCCAGCAACGCGATGGAGATCGGCTATCCGGATGTGCCGAGCTTCGACGTCTGCACCGGCGTCCGTGCCGACACACTGGAGATGGACTTCACGCCGACCGGCGCTGCGACCGCGACCTTCGGGCTGTTGGGCCAGGGCTCGGCGCGCACTGGTGCCACGTCAGGCGGCACGCCGACCAGCGCCGCCTACACCGCCTTCAACAAGGCGCAGGGATCGATCACTCGCAGCGGTTCTGCGCTTGCCCAGGTCACTGGTGCGCGGCTCACCTACGCCAATGGGATGGAGGCGGTGCGCACCATCCGCGCCGATCGCCGCGTCGAGGGCGTGGATCCCGGTATTGCGCGCTGCACGGGCCAGATCACCGTCCGCTTCGAGAACACCACGCTGCTCGCCCAGGCACAGGTCGGCACCTCTGCGGAATTCGCCATGGCCTTCACCATCGATGCCAACCGCAGCCTCACCATCACACTGCACGAGGTCTATCTGGCGCTGGCGAAGACGCCGATCGAGGGGCCGGCTGGCGTCGAGGCCAGCTTTGATTTCCGCGCCGCGTTCAACGCGACGGCGACGCGCATGATGACCGCGGTGCTGCGGAACCAGCAGGCCGGGACGGAGTACGCGTGAATCTGGTCGGTGATGATGCGAGTTTGCGTTGGGCGGAAGGATGACAGGGGTGCCACGCCCGTCTCAAACGTCGAAGGAAGCCAAGATTGGGCACGGCCCGGCGCTTCCCTCGGCACACTCCCGCGCCAATCGTCGGAGGGCGTCTCGGGCGCGCTGAAGATCGGCAATCTTGCGGTCGAGCGCCTCGATGCGTGCCTTCGAAAGCTCGCGGGCGCGGCTGCGATCCTCGCCGGCATCCAGGTCTAAAAGCTCCCTGATCTCCTCCAACGTGAATCCCGCCGCTTGTGCCTGCCGGATGAAGCGAAGGCGCCGTAGATCGGCTTCGTCGTAGTGCCGGATCCCATCTCCTCGCACAGGCGTCCTGAGCAGCTCCTTGCGCTGGTAGAAGCGGATCGTCTCGACGCCCACGCCACCAGCGCCGGCAAGCTCGCCAATGGTCAGCGATCCGGCCCGTTTGGGCTTGCCGTCGGAAGGCAATCGAGACCCTTGACTCTGTACCATGGTACGGAACCTATATTCGGGCCGACCGGATTTCAAGGAGCCCGAACATGTCGGCCACAACCACCCTCTCACCTGCGTCGAGCCGCCCAGCGTTGGCGAAAACGGCTGTCATCCACCGCATGGTGATGGCGCACCACACCTGCCCCTACGGCCTGAAGGCCAAGGACCTACTCGAACGCTCCGGCTACGAGGTCGAGGACCGCCACCTCACCACGCGCGAGGCGACTGACGCCTTCAAAGCAGAGCACGGCGTGGCGACGACGCCCCAGGTCTTCATCGGAGGCGAGCGCGTCGGCGGCTACGACGATCTGCGCCGGTTCCTCAGCAAGCCCGTGGCGGACCCAAAGGCGACGAGTTACCGCCCAGTCGTCGCGCTATTCGCCATGACCGCCCTAATGGCCATGGCGGCGAGCTACGCCGTGACGGGGAGCGCCTTCACCCTCCGCGCGGCGGAGTGGTTCATCGGCTTCTCGATGGTCGTGCTGGCGCTGCTGAAGCTCCAGAACATCGAGAGTTTCTCGACGATGTTTCTGAACTACGACCTGCTCGCCAAGCGGTGGGTGCCCTACTCCTACATCTACCCCTTCGCTGAGGGCTTAGCCGGAGTACTGATGGTCGCGAGTGCACTCACTTGGCTGTCGGTGCCGATCGCACTCTTCATCGGAACCATCGGCGCGGTCTCGGTATTCAAGGCCGTCTACATCGACCGGCGCGAGCTGAAGTGCGCCTGCGTCGGCGGGTCGAGCAATGTCCCCCTCGGCTTCATCTCCCTGACCGAGAACCTGATGATGGTCGCCATGGCGCTGTGGATGGCGCTTGCCGCGTTCGGCCTCCCGGCCGGCGCGGGCCATGCGATGTAAGCCGGCGCTCCGCTTCCAGGAGTTCACCTCTTTTTTCCAGTCAAATGGGCCTGCCCGGGCTTTCCCCGGGCGGCCGCAGGCTCGGCCTTCACTTCTTGTCGTCGCAAAGGGGCAAGTGATGATCGCCCTCGACGACACCATCGCGAACATCGCCCTGCCAAGCACCTAGGCCTTGGTTTTCAGGTAGGGCCGGGCGCTTACGCGGCCGACGACATCGCTGGGTGCGGCGGCTGTCCCGGCCACACAATCACGCAACGGAGAACCACATGCTCACCCTCGACCTCCCGGTCGAGCCGTACTGGCTCGACCTGCCCCGCGGTGTCCGCGTGGAAATCCGCCCCGTCACCACCGCCGTCATGGCCGCCGCCCAGGCCGGCTCCGCCCGCCGCCTCGGCGCGCTGCGGGCCGCCGAGGCCGATCTCGATCCCGACATGGCGCGCGGCCTGGCCTTCGCCTTCCTGGTCAAGGCGCTCGCCCGCCACGCCGTCACCGCCTGGGAGGGCGTGGGCGACGCCGCCGGCAAGCCACTGCCGCTCTCGCCTGAGGCCGTCGAGCGCCTGATGGACATGGACGAGATGGCCGCCGCCTTCTGGGACCGCGCCACCGGTCCGGTCGCCGCAGTGGCGCTGGAGGGAAACGGCTAAGGGCCCGGGCCGAATGGCATTTCGGCCAGGGCCCTGATTACTGCCGCGGCTGCGCGGCGCTCGATCGCGACTGCGGCCTCGCCTGCCCCTATGCCGCCCACGCGCCCGCCAGCGTCGAGGGCGCCGCATGCTGGGCCGCCGGCACCACCTGCGCCACGGCGACCATGGCGGGCCTCGATCTCTACATGCCGGCCGCGCTCGCCATCGCCCGCGAGATGGGCGCCTCCGGCTGGGCCGCCGCGGAACTGCTGCTCGCCATGCGCATGGGCCTCGCCGCTGGCAGCGCCGCGCGGCGCACTGAGTCCCCCGGACCCTGACCATCCCACCGACGCAGGAGGCGTGACGCATGGCTGACGCCACCCGCCGCGTCTCGGTCCGGCTGTCGCTGGACGACGCCGCCCGCGTCAAGCAGGAGCTGCGCGAGGTCGGCGAGACCGGCCAGCGATCCCTGGAGCGCATCCAGGGTGGGGCCGACCGCGCCTCCCGCGCGCTGGACCTGCTCGACGTCGCGGTGCGCGGCGTGCAGATCGCCGGTCTCGCTGCCGGGCTGCGCGCCGTCGTGGTGGCGGGTGATGCGCTCACCCAGTCCATGGGCCGGCTCAACACCGCGCTTGGTTCGGTCGAGCGCGCCGGTGAGATCTACGACCGGCTATATCGCGACAGCCTGCAGACCGGCGTTGCAGTCCGCGAGAGCGTGGACGCCTTCGCCCGATTCTCAATCGCCGCCCGCGAGATCGGCGCCACCTCCGACCAGGTCGCCACCCTGGTGGGCGGGCTGCAGCGCATCGCCATCGCCTCCGGTGCCAGCCAGCAGGAAATCGCCTCCTCCACTCAGCAGCTCGCCCAGGCGCTGGCCTCGGGCACGCTGCAGGGCGACGAGCTCCGCTCCATCCTGGAAGGCCTGCCCACACTGGCGCAGGCGCTGGCGCGAGAGCTCGGCATCTCCATCGGCGAGCTGCGCAAGCTCGGCTCCGAGGGCAAGCTCACCGCGGACACGGTGTTCCCGGCGCTGCTGCGCGCCGTCGAGCGGCTGAATGGCGAGTTCGAACGCGCGCCGCTCTCCGTCGGCCGCGCCTTCGGCCAGCTCACCGCCGCAGCCGACCAGTTCCTCGCCCGGCTCGACCAAGCGATCGGCCTGTCCAACGCCCTGGCACGCGCACTTTCCGGTGCCGCGCGCGTATTGGACGGCGTGCGCCGCGGCTCCGGCCTGCTGCTGCCCTCCGAGCAGGAGGCCGATCGTCGCGCGCAGGCCGAGGCGCTGCGTGCGCAGATTGCCCGCCTCGAGGCGGAGAGCGACGGTCGCGACAGCCTGCGCTCCCAGCCCCGCCGTGGTTCGATCCGCGGCGGGCTGGTCGGCACCGCCCAGCAGCAGGCGGGCGTGGATCGCGCCGCGCGGCTGGAGGAGCTGCGCCGCCAGTATGCGGAACTGCAGGAGGAGATCACCCGCGGCGAGCAGGCTGCCGGCGAGCGCCAGCGCACAGAGCAGGAGACGGCAGCCGGCCAAGCCGCCGATGCACGCCGTCGCCGCACCGCCGCGGATGCCGAGGAACTCCGCAAGGCGCTCGACGACCGCTTTCGGATCAACAGCGAATACGACGACCGCGTCCGCCGCCTGCGCGAGGCCGAGGCCGCTGGCGGCATCACCGCCGCGGATCGCACCCGCCTCGAAACCCTGGCGCTGCGCGAACGCGACGAGGCGCTTCGCCGCATCGAGGGCACCACCCGACGTGTCGCCGCCATCCCGCGCCCCGACCGCGAGGCAGAGCGCGAGATCAACGACATCATCCGCGAGCGCGAGCGGCTGATCCAGAACAACGAGAACGCCCAGGAGCGCTACACCCGGCGCCTCGAAACCCTCGGCCGGCTGGTGGAGCGCTCCGAGCGCATCGGCCAGCCGATCCCCGACGAGACGATCTCGCGTGAGGCCAATGCCGCGCTGGAGGAGCTGGAGCGCAGCCAGCAGCGCGTCCAGCAGGCGACCGAGCGTACCAGCAACACGGCGCGCGAGCTGGGCCTGACCTTCTCCTCTGCCTTCGAGGACGCGATCATCAAGGGCGAGAATTTCTCGAAGGTCCTCCAGGGCATCCTGCAGGACATCGCCCGCATCGTGGTCCGGCGCACCATCACCGAACCGCTGGGCACGGCGGTCACCTCCAGCCTGAGTGGCTTTGACTTCGGCTCGATCTTCTCGGGGATTGGCTCGGCGCTGGGCGGGCTGTTCCGAGCCGAGGGCGGGCCGGTGGCGGGTGGCCAGCCCTATATCGTCGGCGAGCGCGGCCCCGAATGGTTCGTGCCGAGCTCCGCAGGCACGGTGCTGCCCAACGGCATGGCGCCGGGTGGGCCCGTGATCAACCAGAGCATCACCATCGATGCGCGCGGCGCCGATGCCGGTGTCGAGGCGCGGCTGCGCGTGCTCTCGGCACAGATTGTCCGCCAGGCCAGTGCGGCGACGCTCGACGCCATCCGCCGCGGCGGCAGCGCCACCTCCATCGTGCGGGGATAGGCCAAGGAGGGCGTCATGACGGAATACGCTTGGCCCGCCGTGCTACGGCCGTCGCGGCTCAGCTTCTACCTGCAGCACAACACCCTGCGCTTCGTCTCCCCCGTCACCCGCGCCACGCAGGTGCTGCGGCGCGAGGGCGCGCGCTGGGTGGCGGAGGCGAGCTTCGAGCCGCTGGGGCGGGTGCAG